TTTTAATATAAATATGGTAATGTCCTATGGGTTGACAGCATATTTATTCTATTATTTTAAGTACAGTACAATTTTTAGTGTCTGTTATTGCTGTTATTGTTTGCTTTACAACGCCACCATAAGTATTTTTCCCTCTAAATGTAGTTATTACTAATAATGTACTATCATTATCTATATATTTTGTTTCTACATGATCATAACTATCAGGATCATTCATAGATTTTTTGATTAATTCACGTAGTTTTAGATGTGAGCCATTCCATCCACTAAAACATCTGGCTATTTCTTTCGTTCTTTTTTCTTCTTTTGTTAATGGTTTTGCAGGTATTTCTTCTTCATCATTACAGCCGGGTATATTAAACCAGATAATAAAAAAGATTATTATTGCTATTACAGCTAAGCCGGCACATCCTTGTACTGGTGGTTTTTCTAATTTAAAGTCTTTATTTTTCATGGCTATGTTTTTTTTGATTAATTAATATTAGGTTTGTTAATATGCAAGTATTCAGCTAATTGATTTCTCATATTCCTTAATTACCTTAAATAATTCTACTGCAATTTGTGGTACAATACTATTGCCTAATGCGATTATACGCTTTCTTCTATCTTTGACCAATTTTTGGGATACCCCATATACCATTCGCACCACGTTGGGTTCAATTTTCCAATAATCCCATTTCTTTGCATTTGCTCTACTAAATTTACCGCCCTGGGATGCTTTTGCCTGGCTTTGAACGCTTTGCTTTCTGGTGCATGCTGACTTCTGTAATCCCTGCTCGTTAAAGTAGGGAGGAATCCGTAATTTAGCTGGCTTGATAAGCTGTTCCATTTCGTTCCGTTTTTGTAGCCCATTCTTTTTGCTCTCTTTCTCATTTTTTCTGGCTTCTCGCTTATTTCTAATTGCGTCAGAGTAAGCAATAATCCAAATCCTTTCTCGTCTATGCCACGCTCCAATACTGCAAGCTGGAATATTAAAAAGTTCGATGGTGTACCCTTCATTTTCCAACGCAAATAGTATTTCGTCAAATGGCTTGCCATTTTCCAAGCTGAGGATGCCAGGAGGATTTTCGCAAATAATATAGGTTGGTTTAAGTTCTGAGATAACCCTAATAGCCTCATCCCATAACCAGCGATCATCTGACTTTCCTTTTCTGTTTCCGGCAATACTTGCTGGTTGGCATGGTACACCGGCAGTGATAATATCAACTGATTTGAGGTTATACTTTCCGATGTACCGGATGTCTTTTTCAATGATCTCATGGTCAAAGTTTTTTCTTAATACTTTACAACAAAAAGAGTCGATCTCATTGCTCCAAATTGGTTTTATACCTGCCCAGGTTGCTGCTAACTCAAACCCACCTATCCCTGAAAATAGACTACCTAATGTCATTTAGTTGCATTTTCATATTCCAGTTTTTGTTCATAGCTCTTGATCTCTCCCACAATGTCCCGCTTTTCTTCCTTGCAGGTCCTGAGAAATTGCTCCAGAGCATATTTCTTATAATTCATCTTAGTTATTTTGTCGCTTTGGTTAATGATGGTCTTAATTGATATTGGTTCATTTAAGCTGCTTGAATTTTGAGATAAAGCAATCTTTTCCCGCTTGAAAAATTTAGCCTTTGTCTCTTCTGAAAAGGTGAGCAGCCCTATTCGTTCCAGATAGTTATACAAAGAATTGCCGTAATCGGTTATCTTATAATCACCGGTCTTGTAAAAATTATCTATCTGCTTAAATATACAATTTTCCAGCCAGTCCTTATGCATCTTTTCCTTTTGCTCCTCTGTGGGCTCATTAGGCTTTTGAATTTTCTGCTCTACCTGAAAATTCCTACCCCAAGCATACTTGACCCTTAGATATTCTTTAGCGCTCAGCCGTCCCTTCAATTCTATCCCCAGCTTATCCTTAATAGCACAATCAAACATCTCTTTTAATTTCAATACAGATAGGGTTGGATCGTCTTTATTGATGTATTTAACCAGGACATCAATATCATTTTCGCTTAACGGGTAATATCCGCAGAGGGTTACTATGTAGAGTAAGGCATCTGCTAATTCGTTTTTATTTTCCATAGTGTTCGGTTATTATTATAATTCTTCATCCGTTAAGGCAAAATAAAGATTTTGGAGTTGGTGAACTTTATTAAATTGCTTACCATATACATTTTCTGATGTACTAAATTTATAATATTCATCTTTCTCATATATCATAAACCATCCTGTAGTATCATCTATCCACATTCTTTCATCTTGACTTGATTTTACAAACCCGAACTTCTTTAACCATTCTTTAGTGAGGGGGATAGGTTTTAGCTGGTCGTAGCGATAAGATGTTATTATACTTCTCTCCGAAGGTTTTACATAAACAGTTCCATTTACAATTCCAACAACTTCTGCATTGTTGTTTATTAAATTCCCTATTCTTAATTCTGTTGCTTTCATAATATCAAGTTTTAGTTAATTTTCCCAGCATCTTCTTTTTCCCATTTTTCCTTTAGATTTTTACTGATTTTAGCTTGCTTACTCTCCGGGGTCTCCTCTTTGATTAGCTCATTTTCCCAGACAGAGTGGTTTAAATATCTGATAGGGTCTTTGCGATACATTTTTTCCTTTGTAGCTTTATAACCTGGCAAATAATCTACTGCTAACTTTTTCTTTTTCTTTGACATAGTAGCCCACTTATTCTCACATCTTTTTTTATCTGCGTTTTTATCATAAGTAGAATAGAAATTATTAAAGGAAATATCAGTGCCATTATATATATTATCTTCATTCTTTACATTCTTATCATTCTTATCATTATTGTTTGTGGTTAGTTGCTGGTTAGTTGCTGGTTGATTGTTGGTTAGTTGCTGGTTAGTCTGATGGTTAGTCTGATGGTTGGTGACCAATGTTTTTGGTTGGTATTCATCATATTTACATATAGTTATGATGCTAAATTTGCTGGTTGATTTTATATTAATTTCATTGGTTAGAATTAATTTATTAAAACAGGTTCTTATTGTCTGCTCAGAGATACCGGTATCGGCACTTAGCTTTTTTCTACCTGCCGCTAATTGCCCCCTTTTAATAATTTTTCCCTGCCAACTATTATCAGTATGATTAGCAGATAATAATAAATGAATAAAAAGGTGCACCATATTGCTATTTTGATACCATTCCCATTGTCTAAATTTTCTAAGTAATGTTATCCAAGTTTCTACTGTTATCATTTATTACTTTTTTTAATGTTACAAGTTTTACATAAAACCTGCAAATTTTTTAGTTCAGTTAATCCCTTTTTAGATATTGGTTTAATATGATCTATTTCAAGATTTTTTTCTACTCCACAATTATTGTATTTATGTTTGTATTTTTTTAATACGAAATCTTTTAATTTTTTTGATATATATCTATCTGGACGTATTTTATTACACAATCTTGCAATTAAATAATGTAAAAAAATAGGAAATCCGACATAGCCAGAATTTCTTTTTATCCACTGTTCTATTAATAATTCAATTCCATTATCTGATATATGTATTTTATCATTTCCATACCATCCATGATTTTCCGGTATTTCTTCTCCTGTTATATCACATTTATAAATATTAATAGTATCCAACCAATCCCCATTTTTTATTTTTACTGTTTGTTTAAGCATAAATAAAAAACCCACACCAATACCATTAATGTTGGTAGCCCCAGTCAAAGAGAAACCTCAAACAGTAAAGATGCGGGTATAAGTTTATTTAATTCCACTTGACTGAGGCATTTTGATAACCATAAAGATAAAAATTATATTCTTAATAACCTAATTTTTCAGGAAGTTTTTTTGAACTATTAAGAAAAACTTAATAGTTCAAAAATTAACCCCGCCGGAAATGAATGGCTGAAAATACCTTGTGGGGAAGGTAAAAAGACCACTCACTTCACCTGCTGGGCTATATTATCAGGGCAGGTAAAACCTGCCCCGTCAAGACTGGAAGCGGTAAAAAAAGATAATTATTAGCTATCTACGAAACCGCTTGTCTCCGCATCCCCGAGTGCACATCTGGAATGGCTAACTCCCCGACCATTCCTGGCGGAGTTCAGTGATACTACTTCAGAAACTCCAAAAAGCTCTGTATCTGCTCCATAGTTACCTTCCCAAACAGGAAGCCCACTATAAGCAATATAAAGGCTATGCTGGTCCCTAAACGCCAGTAGTCAAACTTTCCCTTCCCACCTTCTGTTTTAGTCCATCCACTCTCCGGAGCAGCCAAGTTGTCCCTTAAATTGGGTAACAGGACATCTTTGATGCCCATTCCCAACCTTCTGATAAATTTTCCTGCTTTTGTCATAGATATTATAGTTTTGATTAATAAAAAGCTCATTGATTAAAAAATAAAGACCAAATATAATAAATACATTGCCATTGAAAACGATATTACAAAGGTAATAATTATTCTTATTGAAATTTTAAATGCTCCACCAAAACTCATATAGTTTGTTTTCGTTAGCCATCCCTTCCTATAATTCCGTGCTTGCATCTACTATCTTCATTGCCCTATACATTGCTAAAGCTACTCTCTGATGGCATTCATCTGTAAGCATGAATTTACAATCTTTTAATGTATCCATAAAGAACCACTCCATCAATAAGGCCGGACAATGAGTGTCCATTAAAACGGTAAAGCGAGCTTCTTTATCGGGGTCTTTTTCGGGATCGGATGGATCAGTCCTCAGCTTTTGTTTTGGGAACTCTTTTGCCGCCTCCTCCAAAAATACAGTACATATTGGATCAGATTTGGTTAGCCCTGGTGATGTATATCCTTCAATCCCCCTACCACCACCACCATTCCCATGTATAGATATAAATACGCAATCTCCATGTCTGGATTGTAATTCATTAGCTATCCTGCACCTTTTCGTCAAAGACATATCTTCATAACTATTATTAAGAATAAACCACTGCATCTTACCATCTTCGTTGATAAGTTTTATTAGCTCATCCCTTATCTTCCTATTATATTCCCCCTCGTATATCCTTACATCTTTATTGTGATAGTAAGATTTATGCCAAGTATCAGGTTTCTTAGGATCAAAGTTTGGAGCAGTAACATAAATTCCATCTTCATTTATAGAGCCATGCCCACAATCCAACAAAAAAGTATGTTTTGCCATAGTTATTGTTTAATATATTCCCATAAAAAATTCCCCACACTTTTTCTTCCTATTCTTGCAGACATACTGATATTTGAACGACTAATTCCTGTAATTTCACTTGCTTCTGTAAGACTACTATAATTCATAATTGCTATTTTATCAATATTGAATTGCCTAATTGGTTTATTGTTTGCTTTTCTCGTAGCTTCCCTTATTCTTTTTGTAGCTTCAGGTGTACGCTTTTTTCCAATAAGTGATTTGCGGATTTTTTCTCTCGTCTCTTTAGTAACTATACGTCCTTTATTTGCCTTGCTTATGCTTTCGGCATGACTTTTAGACAACTTTATACCTTTATGTGCATTGCTTAATTTTTGCCTTTGTTCTTCTGACATTTTTTTCCCTTTATTCCGTGATTGCTGACCTTTTTTAAATTCCCCTGAATTATGCCCTGTAAATCCACCATCTCCGCCCAATGTAGAATTATATCCATTATTATAAGTATCAAATAATACTATCATTAACTTTTCAATTTTTTTGCACTCTTCAATATTTTCTAAATTATCAAATAATATAATCCATTCAAAGTTTTCTTCCCCGTATTTTCTTATAGCATTATAAAAGCGTGTTACAATTCCCTTTTTTGCACATAAAAAATGCCTTGTTTTTCTTTCTTTAAAATCAATACAATATCCTATATAAGATTTGTTATTAACCTTATTCATTGCAGAATATACTATTTTTTGATTTCTTCTCATATCTTTAAATGTCCCGCATCACAAAGCCACGTTTTCTTTGCCATAATATTAAGAATTATCTACAATCGTTTGAACAACCAATCCTATCAAAAATCCTACCATTAAACCACAAGTAAATAATATCATAATTATTTATTTATCCCCCAAATAGTTGCAGCAACTATACAGGCAGTTATTATAGCATATATAATAACTTTTACCGTTTCTGGCATTAGCCAATCGGGATATTTTAGTTTTTTCACGAGACAGATAACTTAATTTATAATTTCTTCAAGGTTATATTACCGGCTTTAATAGTTGCATCATTATTGTTTTGGACATTCTTTATCTTCAATGCTACCCAATGACCTGCCCCTATGTTAAGTATTGTAGAACTTGCAGAAACTCCTACATCTGTTACCGACATATCTCTTTCCGTTTCACCTTTGCCGGATTGTTCTATATTATTAACAAATAATTCTAAATGATACTTGTCCGTATTGGCTCCTGAAAAACTCAAGTCGTAACTTATTTCATAATGACCAGCAGTTACTACCTGAATACTATCTCCGGCAAATACTAAATCACCTATATTTATTCCGGTTGTATAAAGATCACTGGAAGAATTGGTAATATTGTAAAATACATCCTGAGTCATTGCTATTGTAATGCTTGAATCTGCAAATCCCTGAGTACCAAATATGCCCATATCACCTGTTACTATTAAGTCGCCACTTACTTTAAAATCATTGTCAACATCAAACCTATCTTCGTCCTCCATATAAGTAATAATACCATCATTGGTTTCACCATCAAACGTAAGGGTAAAATCTTTATCTGCTGTTCCATTAAACAATACTATATCTCCATCACCTTCCATTTTAAAGAAAGTGATGCCATTTGTTCCCAGAGCAAGGTTAGCATCTCTTCTATTTAAGAGAATAATATTTTCATCGCCCGATGATGAATTTCCAAGATACCATAATTGTTGATCTGGATCCCCACTGCCATCTGACTCATAAGCAGTAATAACTACATTAGCTGTTGTATCATCGGCAGGATTCTGAATAATCAGTTGACCTGCAGGATGTGAGCCAACTGTTCCTGGAATGGTTGCTTTAATATGAAATATAGAACTTGGACTCGTCCCAATCCCTACATTCTGGTTGTTATCTATTCGCAATGCTTCTGTATCGTTTGTCCCAAACACCATAAATCCTGCTCCATCTGTACCAATAGCCATATTGCCTGCCCCTACCTTATTGATAACTCCTAAATTATTTTTAGATATACCAAAATTTGTTCCGGGAGCTGCTGTTGACCAATTAAGCATAGATAACTGGTTTCCTATAATATTATAACAAGCGACAATTGCAACACCTGTTGTTGTAGTTGTTTCCGTTCTTATTGACCGTGTTCCGCTTCCCTTTATATGTAAACGAGCTGCCGGTGCAGATGTGCCTATACCTACACTACCAGTATTTTCTATAAAAATTCCCTTATTAGTACTATCCAATAAATATAATCCGCCAGCACCACTCGCCTGGACAGTATCAACAGTTATAGTACCTACTGTTAAGTTATCAGCGAATATGCTATCTATATAGCCATCACCAAATTCTAATCCGCTTGCCCCTATATCTGCACCGCCGTCGGTGTCGGGGTAAATTAGTTCCCTCACCTCTATATTCTTACTGGAAATAGTATCATCAAATTCTACATAAGGAACATCAAATTGTGCCCATCCAGGACTTTGTGTTTCAAATTTTATATAATTAAAAGCTCTTACCTGCTTTGAAGGATTTCCAGTTCCTACTAATTTTATATTTGTATATCCATCATCTCCACTTCCTACTTCTTCACAATAAATTTCTATGGTTGAAATACCAGATGCACCTGTGTCTGAATTAAGAGAAATAAGTCCAGGAGAAATCTGAAACCAACCTTTTGAGTAATCGTCTTTCTGTGTAAGTACAATGGCATTACCACCATCATTTAACCAAAGAATATGATTGCGTGCAACTCCATCATATGTAGTAGTAGCTTGTGCCCTAAAAACATCACTTACAAAAGCCTTATCTGTCTCAATAGTATCTGTAACATTAAGTTCACCTTCCCAAATTGGTGCACCCTTTAAAGTATCAAACCCCATTGTAGCATCCTCTCCTGTCTTACCAATTGAAAAGTCACTTTGTCCACCGAAAAAATTAGCTTTAACGCTATCTACTTTTATATTATTTAAAAATTCTACAAATTTTATGAATGATGCAGAATCTAAGTAGATTTGTTTTGTATTCGCCGAAACCCCTAATGTGTCAACATTAATTCTTGCAGAGTTCATACCAATCAAGAAGCTAACAGTATCAGCTATAATTATAGTAGATGAACTAAATCCCCTGATAGTATCCACAAGGAAAATATTTTCAACACCTAATGTATCTTTTACCTTTACGCTACCTTGAAAATAGGGAGCTGTATAGTTCTTTTTGACATTATTTTGACTATAAGTGTTAAAAGACACTAATAATAGCCCTATAAGCAATATTTTCCTCATAATTTTAAATTTTATTGAGTATAAATTAATGTAAGTTTAGCATTGACAATACTTCCCGATGCAAGATTGAAATTAAAATTATCACTATCAATAATATTCCCCTCGACTTCTACAAAATCATTGCCATCTTGAACGAAAAACCCTATGATGGCCTTTCCCAAGCCATGATTTCTTGTGTTGTCCCCTGCATTTAATGTCTGGGTATGTACATCTGACCTGACGGACCCGGGTACAGCTCTATCATTTCTTATATATGTGTCCATATATTATTTATTTTTTTCCTAAAAGATGTATAGCCAGGTTCCCTGCTGAGCCATCATTGTTTGCTACAGCACCCATTATATATTTTGCCTCAAAGTCGGGCAATACTCTTATATTCGTCTCATTCTTATCCGTTACGGTTACAAGCAAAGCTGTTATTTCAACAAAGTTAGCAACATGTATGATCTCTATCGTACAACCTGTTCCGGTAACAACATTTACGCCGGGCTTCCCTGGTGTAAAGTTGCTTTGCCCACCAATTGTAACTTTTCCTGCACCCACAGTATAATTAACTCCCCCACTTCTTAAACTAACAGCAGTTACCACACCATCTGTTACTGCCATTACTTCTACCGTACCAAATGAACCTTCTGTAAGCGTCAAAATATCACCAACACTATATCCGGCACCACCGGCAGTAGGGGCTGCTGCTATTGCTATGATAGATTCACTATTTATAACCTTGATCTTTACCGTAGGTTTTGTCGCCCCGGATGCAAAATTTTTATCAGAAGATACTAAAATAGCAGCTAACTTTATTCCACTCAAATCACCTGTTATATAATTTTTGTCTACTCCACTTAAATCATGGTCTCTTACTAAAAATTCATCATGAAAATTCATAGTTTTAATTTTTTGTAAAGATAATCATTTATTTGTTATTATTAAATATTTTTCTTACCTCTTCAAGTATTTCAAGTTTCAATTCTACCATAGTAACCCGCAAATTACTAAATATTTCTTTTAAATTATCAGTCTTTTTCTCTAATTTTTCTATCCGCTTCTTATTGGCGTATATCGTTACATAAGCAACAACTAAAGGAATTAATAACGTGCAAAACCATATGACATCTTTCATATAAAAGGTCATATCCGACCAATGTGCTTGTAATATCATACTATCTTAGCTCCTTTATGGATCGCCAATTTAAGTAATTGTTGTTCAATATCTGCCGGCAGAGGCAGATCATAACTCCGGGAATGAATATTTTTACCATCTGCCAAGTCCTTTTTAGTAGGTGCATAATGTACCTCTAAGGTTACTTTAGCTACTTTAAAGAAGTCTGCCTTGACTTCCAAATGGCTTGTTATTCCTGTGTTTTTAGTATATGTTTTCATAATTTAAAATTTTCACCCAAAATGTTTTCTACAAATTACCACCTGCCTGATATTGAGTTTTGAAAACCACAAAACAGAACCGCCGTCGAGAATAAAGAGTCCTGCAGTATCTGTATTAAACATCCTTGTCGTTGAAGTCCAAAAGTTAGAAGATATTATTGGGGTAAAATTATTTATTGGTTCATAATATAATGGGTATCTATTGCCGGTATCACCCAAAAAGAGTAAAGATAAAAATTGTCTAAGATTAGGAATAAACCAATCGTCATATCCAAGAGTCGTATCTGTTAATGCATTTGCCATTGCCGTAGCCCAATTAGCATCAACCCTCTTTAATAAATACCATCCCAATCCTGTTAGATGATCAATCAGATAATCATTTCCATATACTTGTAACCCATTAATATCGGTTTGTTTATTGGTATTTCCAAAAGAATTATTACAATCTAAAGTGAAAAAATCCACTCCTCTGCCGTCTCCCCTGTCTGCATCATCGCCTGTTGCATAGCTTATAGTCTGCCCTGTCTTTATAGATGCAACTCTTTGTATTACTTGGCGTTGGCTTTGTGTAAGCCCATCGTTTAATTCCTGGCAAGTAAGTTGATTAATAGGTGATTCTTGCGTACATATTATCAAAGTCCCCGCAGGAACACTCTTAACAACATTATCAGTATCTTTATATTGTTGATCTTCAATGACCCATTTTTCCATGATCTTAGATCCTAACTCCTCATCATAGGTATTTACAACCGGAATATTTAAGGTATCACCCTCTGCCACGGTCCCAAAATCATCATCATTTAACTTTACTTTTCCATCAGTTACCGGCGGGATGGGGATATTATCCCCGGAAAAAATATAACCCTTATCTGTTAAAGAAAGTTTGACCTGCGTATCAAAGCCGGCTATTAATTTTGCAGTTAAAAGCTGCGTATCTTCAGGAGCGACTATAGTTAAAATTAGTCTGCCCATTACCACACTTAAAGCATCACCTTCTTTTTGGGGGGCCGCAATAGAAATATTTGATATCTGCCGGCTCATTATAAATGGCGGCTCAAATCCAAGTGTCTTGTAAATAGGATTTTGTATAATTGCCCTGCAGACCCCTAATAGCTTATGGAGTTTGAACATAGCCAATTTATCCCCCCTATCACTATTGGTTGTATTGGCCCGGGTAAAAGCGTCTATAAAGAAAACATAAGTACCGTCAACATCTACAACGGTTTGATTATCATATTTGCCCTCTGCAAATGATATGTTAACAGCCGGTGTGTCGGTATGATCAAAAGGAACAAACCTATCTACATAAACAGTGGCTTCCAGGTCGGCATCATAAGTAAGTACTACCTGGTTGTCTAATTCATCAGTTAATATTTCAGCTATCCTATTACGAATAACTTCAAAATATTGAGCCGGTATAATTTCTTTAATTTGTGCCATGGCTTCCTAATATACACGTTATTAATCCAATAGTTTCATCCGGATACCACTCTCTGATCACATAATCCTTACTAATTCCTGTACTATCTTTTACGCTAACCCTATGATTTTTGAGATTTACTTCACCGGCTTTCCGGACCGGATAATTTTGTGCTGTTAATAATTCCTCTGAAACGGATATATGAGCATTTTTGCTGCTTATCATATTTCCATCTGTATCCATACTCATATGATGCTTTGAATGCAGCCCATTTAGCGTGGCTGTCTCACCACTTGGAGCAGTAAATGTCATACTTACCCCAAATTCATCAGGATTGCTTGTAATGGCTTTAATATCCGATTTAGCCCTATCTATTAGCCCCATAACAAAAAAGGGGAATACTATTAATATTCCCCCCGAAATTGCCTAACCAAAAATTATTTATTATCGTCAATAAAAGTTTTTAATTTTTCAATGCCTGTTAAATAGTGAGGCGCCTTTATGCCTTTATTCTCAGCAAGCTCTTTAGCTTCTTTTAATAATGCCTCTTTTTCATCTTTTTCTGATATTTCTTCGGTCTCTTCGCCACCTGCCTCTTTCATGCTATCCAAAATAGAAGGTTCTTTTTTAGCTTCAGGCTTTTCTTTTTCGGGTTTGGGTTCACTTTTAATTTTAGGCGTTGCTTTTATGGGATCTCCTTTTATTCTTACCAAAAATCCCAATCCAACTAATTCCTCTGCTCTTCCTTCGTCCCAGGTATTTTCGGGATAAGTTTTATTATCCTTTTTAAATAAAGGTCTATTACCTTTTGCCCCTACTGAGAGGGCTATTAACTTGTAATGTTTCATATTTAAGCCGTTACCTGCATGGTATAGATCATATCAACTCCTACCGGTATTGCTACCCCCGCAGACTTAATATCAAATACATGCTTTGCATTTCTTTCGTCAATGTAATCTCCTACAATGAAAGCTCCTGTTTTAACACTTTCGCCCTTGGTAAGAAGCTGAGGCACAGCGGCAAATCCTAATATAAAACGTGGATTTTCAGGAAGCAAAATAGCTTTCTTAGGATTTATAAAAGGAGTTTGAACATCACTAGCATCATCAAAAAATTCCGGATAGCTCCAAAGTCTGATATTATAATCGTTTGCAGAAAATTCACCATGAGTTGTTCCCCCTACTGAATCTCTTTGTGGTCGTCTGATGGATACATGATCTATTCTCCTTATATCAGCCGTATCTTTTACAAAAGAATTATTGAAAAAAGCCGCTAATGCGGTTTCTCCAACAATCAGATTAAAGGTATTACCCATTGTTTTACCTTGCTGTCTTAAAATCTTACACCCGGCAGCTATTTGAGCGAATGGATCATTGGCACCTGTCCAGGGGGTTCCACTGTTATCTACCAAAGAGCCCGCTTTTCTTTTGAAGTCAATATTTATTCCGGCTGTAAGATTTACAATGCCTGTATCTAATACTTCCGAACATTGCTTTTCGTAAGCCCTTTCAATTATATCTTGTAATGTTCTTAATTTTTCAGCAACCTGATTTAAGAAGGCAGAAAAAATGCCGGCATCAATCTCCGTAGATCCAAATAACCTGTCATACAGACTAAGTTCTGTTGCATCAAAATATTCACGATAAAAAGGTGGTACAAAAATCTTTTCAGTACTTTTTAAGAACTGATTACGGTTTCCTTCAGTACCCCTTTCTACATCAACTGCAAACTTTTCGGTTCCACGTTGAACTTCAATAGATAACTCTTTTGTTGCAGTTTCTTCTACCTTAAAGAATGAACGTAAAAATGATGTTGGCGTAGTTTTCTCGCGATATACGTCAATCAATTTCTTAGTAAAAAGTGCTTTTGCGTCTGATGCTGCTATAGCTCCCATAGTGTTTATTTATTTAATTAATCGTTATCGGTTTTAGTGTGTTCTGTTCCACCAACAAGTTTGATACCAACGGTATCAGAACCAATCCTGTCCCTTAGTCTTTTCCCGGATACAACCGTATCCAGAGTATCACCGGCTTTTGCAAATACTAATTTATCTTTAACTACATCTCCGGCTACACATATTGATACATTTACCGTTTCACCGGCTGCAACTATACGGCCCTGATTCAGGACGCCTATAGGGAATTGACTGCCATCTGCATTATCTGATCGCAGGGGTTTGATCTTGCCGGTTGCAGAAATACGACCCATTACCGTACCGGCTTGCAGGGTTACGTCATTGTAGTCATCGTTATTATACGCAAAGGTATCATAACGATTATTCCATACGAATATCTTTGATATATCAGTATGTATAATGGCTTGTTGGCCGGTGTTTAGATTAACTATTTGTTTGCTCATTATTTAGCTTTTTTATTAAGTCCTAATTTAAAATCTACTTCTTCTTCAAAGGCTTCAATTTTTTTATCATTTTCTGTTTTTGCTTTTGCATCCTTTTCATCCGTTTCGGTTTCTCCTGCACCATCTGCTTCTATATTTTTTATAGCCTTCGCAGTAACGCTCTTCAGTGTAAGTTCTGCCATTGATGTAGCTGTAAGTTCCGAACCTTCGCTGATGGCTTTTATCACTTTTTTAGGATCTACCTCCAGGAAGGTAGCCCATGAACCTACACGGTCCCTTTCGGCATTAACGCCCTGACCATAAATTTCCTCAAATAATTCCAGGTGTTCAGCTTTCAATGTTTCGCTTTTCATCGTTTTGGATTTAGGTTTATATTTAACAGGTTGTGTAACCGGTTCATCTACTTTAGCTTCTGATGCGGCAATTTTAAAATATTTTTCTTGAAATGCCTTTGCTTCTGCCGGCTTAAGAGTTATCACTTTGTCAACTAATCCAACTGCCTTTGCTTCTTTGGCGGTTAATGTAACAGTAATTTTTTCTTCCGAATCAAATAATTGATTAATAGATACGCCGGTTATTTCCTTAAATTTAGCTTTATCAATTTTAGCTTCAAGTTTTCTCTTTAAATCAGCATTAACACTATCTATAAAATCCTGATCGTCCTGATCATTAACTAATGCTATTTCAGCTCTGTGTAGATGGATTTTTGATATATCCAATGCTTCCACTTTATTAGCAAATATTGCAATAAATGTTCCCATGGAGGCAACACTACCATCAATTTTCATTGTAACATCACCATGCTCTTGCATTTTGGCTATAATCCCCCATCCGGCCATGACATCGCCACCTGGAGTATTTGCCCGGATAGCTATGGGTTCACCCATATTCTCTTCGATTCCAGTGATAAGTGTTTCGGCTGAAAAATCGAAATTTTGACCGTATAGTAAAAGTTCTTTTGGCATTGACAACAAAGAAATGCATGTTATTTTAAATAAAAAAATTTTGGTTACAAAAAATGTATTATCTTTGTGAAATGTCGGATATAACATTTATCAAAGTCACAGGAATACCAAGAAAATTAAAGAATCAATTAAAAACAATAGCGAAAAACAAAGGGAGAACGCTTTCAGCATTAGTGAAAGGAGCATTGAGAAAATTTTACGAATCTCAACCGGAAAATTTAAAAATAGAAAGAGATTTACTCTGAAGGTTCGTTGGTTTTTATACCTAATTCTTTTGATTTTACCAGCTCCTTAGCGTATTGTTCCATATTGGAAGAACTATCCCCGCCATTTAATTCCTCTGTAGCCGCTTCTACCGTTGTTAATGGAATGTCTTTAGCCAGATCCCCCAACTTTTCCCTTACGGCATTAACTTCTTTTAAAGGATCAATGTGAGGTATTGTTGCACCGGTAAACCTGGCAGTTTGATAAGCTTCTTTTACCATGTTATTATCGGCTAATAAATATCCCGGGGCCTGTACCTTGTTTTGTAAGATTTGAACTTCAAGCCAAAATTCATAAATGGGTTGCATAAATTGTTCTGAAAATCTCCGGCGATTTACCTTTATAGTATGTTCCCAATCTTTTAAAGCTGCCCGGCTGGCTGAAAAGTTACTATCGTATTTGCTTAATGCAACCTCCGGTGGTATCCCTAATGTTGCACAAGCGACATTAATATTAACTGTATAAAAATCTTTAAAATAAAGTTCATTTTTACTTTCTAATGCCTTTAATTCCGCACCTTTAGGCATATTATATACTGCTTTATTCGTTGTGGCCGCAACAGTATCGGCAAGTTTATTGCCAACATCATCGGTAGGAATATCATCTGTTACGGCATCATCATCATATGCCTTTGCTAATTGTCCCTGGAAAGGATTTTCTCCTGTGGAAATTTGGTCATGTATAATTTGCAGAACTATTTTTTGCCTCTCCTCAGCACTACCAACAGTAGCCTCCTTATATCTTTCAAGTTTTTTTAATGTTTCTAAAATGGGGGCTAATTTTGGTATTCCACGCACATTATCTAATCTATATTCCCCCCCATAAACTATAAATGCCATTTTCAAACCCGACTTATCACCCCTCGCTTTTATTCTTTCAAATTCAAAATGCTTTGTTTTAACCCAATAGGCAACGTGTTCACCTGAGGAGGATATTTCTATGCCGTTACGGATACGATTATTTTTGCCTTTTCTCTTGCCTTTACTATCTTTATCGCCCAAGGGAGCAACTAAGTGTGCTCCATCAATTAGCTGTACTTTGACTTCCCCTTTTATAAGTCTCAAAACTATCAAAACATCACCGCCTATTATAGAATTGAGAAATGTTGTATTACCAATAGCATTAAGGCTTTTCATGTTTGAATAATCTGCTGATTTAGAATTAGCAAACACATTAAACCTTGCCTCTACTATGTCGTTAAAATCTTCCGCATTAAGGATTATCCCCTCCGATTCAAGAACTTTCCTTGCCGGCTCTGCCTGGAGCTTTAATCCCGCCCCTACTACCCATATTGCGAATTTATTTAAAACAATTTGAGATATTTCGCTTTCTATATAGGATTGCCATGACCTTAATCTAAGGGCATCATGATCCATTAGGTAATTCTTAATGGGACCTATCTCACCGAGATTTTTCTCACCACTATAAGAAACGGAAAAAATATTATTATAAGATATATTAGCTTCCGGGCGCCTTGATACTATTTTTCCCCTGGCACCGGAATCAGTGCCGGGAAACTTGTTCTTTATGTTATTCCAAATGTCTTTAATTCCTCCCATAACGTCTGCCTGTAAAGTTTTTTCCATCAACTAATCTGATATGTCTTCCATTTAACCGGTTAACATACATTTGTCTAATCGCTTCCAAATCAGTAATGGATTTGATTACATCTTCTGTATTTCTGTAAGTCGTTTTAATCCGGACCTGCCCATCATCAAGTGAATATTCTTCTAAGTTGCCTGTTCCGGCAGCTTTCAGCATGGTATCTTCTAAGGCAACTATGATAGCATCTATCTTAACTATCTTAGCCTTTAAAGTAGTTGCACTTTGGATGTATATATCGCTAGAATCATAAGTTATCATCCTGTAATTTTAAAGATTTTTTCCTTTATAAAAAAATAAAGCACCCTAAATAATGCTTTTATCAATCTAAATGAAGCTATCAAAAATAATTTCATAATGTTTTTATTTCATTAATTTTAGACCCTGCAATTGATGCCGTTGATGGAGTTGCCAGTGGTACCGGTGGCGTACCTGCCGCACCATGAACATGAACCAAAAACGCATTAAAATCACTTTTTAATTGATTAAATCCCGTTTCAAGATCAGAAAACCTAACCATATTATCAACACTGCCACCAACTTCCATAATTCCATCATTTTGTAACCAGATGTATGTTTTTAAGGTCCCCGAGGCATCGGTAGAAAAAATCCTGGTTTCTCCTATATCTGCCAATTGGTTTTTATTGATATAGCCAATTATTACCGGCTTTCCTTTATCCGATGTTGTCCCATAAATAGCGACCATATCTTTTATAGGATTTGAATCCACGCCATAGGGAGCAGTTTGTATGGCTGTTTGAACGTCCTTTAGTCCAAAACGTAGAAATTTTGCCACACGCTGAGTTAACTCATTTGTTTCTGTTGATATGATCTTTACTGAATTCATTCTTCAAATATGTACGTTGGCGCCTTTCCATTATATACACAAGGCAGAACGCAGTTTAATACTGCCGTTGTCTGTTTTTCATTCCCGGTAAAATTAATAGATTCTATAAACCAGTTCGTTTTTTTAAATAAGTAGATATCGGGATAGATTACAGATACAATGTTATTAGGTTTGATTATTTTTCCATCAACCTCCCATCTATCGGTAGTTATTTTTAGTTTTATATTCGTGAGCTCTTTTGCTAAGGCGTTTTTTGCCGCCTGCCGGGTATCATTATCATCTCCTGAATTTTGCACAAGCACCCTGGGGCGGAATGTAAAAGGTACAAATGGATTAGTAACCGTACTTTCTCCTGCATTGCCACTTCCGGCTTGTTTTATAACCGTTATCTGGCTGTGCATTGCTTGGCCGTTAAAAGTCAAACTCATTTGTGTTCCCGGGATAGATTCGCCTTCAGGGATATTAAAATCTATAATAGCGGGCTTATTAGTATTTGCCTGGGTAAATAATAATTTACCCCCAGGCGTATGGGATAGTATAATATTTTTCTGTGAGGCAAGTTCTGCTAAATATGCTTTAATAGGCTGTAACTCATTAGCGGTAGAAGTATCATAGACTTGATTCATTTTTTTTGAAACGGCAGGATCTATGATCATCTCTAACTTAAATGGCTTTATTATTTTTTCTGCTATCTCTCGCAAGCTCAAGCCATCAGATTGCAGGGGATAGATAGAAGTTGGTATCTGGCAATCTTCTAAAACACCCGGAAGTGAATACCCACCTAATGAGGTTAATTTCTTTACGTCAGCTCCTCTAAATGTTTCTGAAAGCAGGATGCCGGTTACTAATAACTCGCCATTATGTTCTACGGTAACGGGATGGAAATGACCTACATGCAGGAGCTCCCTGTGATCCTTATTCTCAGGATTAAAATAATCATCAAAAGTAAATGTACTTGCAACACTATCATACTTTAGGTTAAGCCGAAAACTATTGAAAAAATCAAATTTTCTCTTTTTTATCTTTAATATCATGGTAATATGAATTTATTCACACCAAATAAATTAGTTTTCTTCCTTTTCTGATATTTAAAATTTCATTCAATCCTATGTTATTGATTTCCATTAAGCTATCAATAGTACTATCATCAGCTTCTAAGCCATAAAACCGATGTGTTAAAAGAATAATATTTGAATCATCTTCTAAAATAACAGACCTTTCCTGTTTACTTTCTAATGCTATGTCAAATAGATTAGATAATGTGAAATTAATAAGATTATTTAATCCTATCAGGCTTTCTGCATCAGGGATATAACTATCTTCATCACCTCCGGTTAAGGTTTGCAGTGTATCCAGGTCTGCCAAATAAGCATTGTAAGATCTGTTGATTTCATCTATTATTTCCAGCACCTTTGATCTGCTGTCATAATCATCCTGCTGTGGATTAGATGATGCCAATGCCATTGCAGATAAGCCAACCCCTACATTGTTTTCATATATCTTTTTATTGTTAGGGGTTAATATTTCATTTATCCCCGAACTCAATTTAGTTATCTGCTCTACAAATACAGTTATCCTGTTTTTTACGCTCTGTGCAAATAGAGCGGGTGCATTAATAACGGCTTGTAAGGCTCTTATAGCTGCCAATGGTTCTGCCGTAGCATTTAATATAGCTGCATTAGCAGCATTGAAAAGATTAAAATAATCTTCTGCATCAATTGTTTCGGATGCAATATTTAAACCCGTATTATGAAATGTAGCCGTATTTTCAGTCAATGTATTAATATCATCGGTATCAGGAACAACATCATTGGCAAATGAATCTTCAAAAGTAGCATCCAAAACTTCTTTATCGGCTGAAATTTTTTCCTGAGGAGCAACTGTTGTCTTGGGATTATCTTCTGTTATTGTTTCTATGATTACCCCCGTGATCTTAGTAGTGTTATACCTGGTATTATCAAAAGCCAAAGAGACCGGTTGTACTATAATTCTATCATAAAAAGGATGGGATATTGTCCAGGCCCTGCTATCGTTTGCTGATTTTTCAAAATCATTAGAGAGTTCCAAATGGTCATCTCCTTTAAAATAAATTTCAAGATTATATTTTCTTCCACGTGGCTGGCTTCGTTTTACAAGTGTTCCCGGAATGTTTGGAAAATCAAACTCTACAAGATTGTATTCAACAGCTTTAGAAGCATTCAGCCAATCTGGCGTGAACTTATTACCGTCTCCGGTTTCAATTACTAAATCGGTTTTTATATTATCTATCCAGCTCATCTTAATAATGCCTTTTCTATTTGCTTTTTAGCTTGTTTTATAAAAAATCCTTCAAGTTTTTTAGCCGTTTTTAAGGTTGCTTTTTTCATAAAATTAGTAGCACTTACATTAACATCCCTACCTTTTTCGTAACTATATACCGGTTTCTTTTTTATTTTTGTCTTATCGCCTCTTTTTGTTATCCCCGTTATTTTCCAAAGTATTTTAGGAGTGAAATTACCTATAACATAGCCACCTGCTCCTGCAGCCATAGCGGCCTTAACAAATTTTTGCTGCCTGGTTTTGCCCCTTGCATTTCTTGCATTTACAACCTTTTTTATCCTGGTTAATCTATTAGAAGGTCTTACCGGTCTTGTATTGCTACCACCCCTTGCAACGTCCAATGGGATAAAAGCCCTGCCTTTAATTTTACCTCCATGCTCCTGTTGTTCTAAATCTTCAACGGCCTGATTACTCCCTTTTAATTTATCAGCAACAAAGCCAATCATAGCTTGCATGGTCCTAACATTGAACCCTTTAGCCATATTTACACGACTATTTGCTTTAAAGAAATTTTTACGTCTTATTGTAAACTCCTTTTCAGCACTGACAGGCATGGTATTTTTCTTGACATCAAAAGCAGCATTATTTAAAGCTCCTCGAATAGCAATAGGAAAGGCCGATCTATGTAGCTTTTCCAATTTATTACTGAATACAACTACTTTATCAGTATTTACATTTAAGATAGGCATTATGCAACTTTAAATTGAACACCGTCAAGAGATACATAGTCATTTGCTTGATTTAATAATGTTAAAACCGCACCAGCTGCTTTATATGAAAGTGGTTTAACTAAACCCACAGGGGTGATTTCAAGCCCTACAGCCTCCCTGCCAGTATATCCCACAGGACTATATGCTTCTATTATGGCTCTTACCACTTTTGCCGGTCTAAACCCGGTTGGTAATGTAAATATCCTAACATTATCTCCTGTATTCCCATCACTTCTTTTTATATGTCCACGAAGATGAATAAATCCCAAATTATCTAATGTGTATTCAAGATTATGATAGGTCCCGGAACCTTCATTAACCCAATTATTTGCAAATGTAACAGCATTCCAGGTATCGGCTAAAGTAAAACGTGTTTTTTGTAATGCCTCTATCCATTGAAATCCATCATTATTATTATCCGGAAGGTCATTAGCTGCTACCGATGCTAATGACATCAATTTTTCAAAGAACTGATGGAAATCTCCTTGAACTTCTTCGTCAACAGGCGTGCCGGGTGATACGCTTGGTACTACATCTTTAATTCTGCCAAAAGGATAATCACCACCTGGTGCTTGTACATTTGGTTTATTTGCTAAAATTCGTGCCATAATAATATGATTACTGAGATGAATAAAAGATTACAGAGATTAATCGCTGTAATCATCTTTTAATCGCTGTAATCATCTTTTAATTAAAATTAATAAATAAATATCCTATTGATGAAACCGGTTTGATTTTTAAAATAAGTTGTCTAAATTCATCTTCACGTGCTTTTAAAACATTTGCAAATGTACCAATAGGATTACCACCTACAAAAAAAGTACTTCGCAAAGTTGCTCCGGTATCAAAGCCAATATCTTTATCTTCATCAATATAATTAGCTATCAAAGTTATGCCCTGCTCACCTATTTGCCCATGTTCCATTTCTCCATGTTCAATCCCTCCATGAACAGCTACATCAATACCGGCTAATGAGGCTACGTCAAAAGCCGTCTTTGTTGCAAAGTGACCTGATGAAGTCATTACCTGGTTCGTGCCATCTATTGAAACAGCTACTAATAAGTCATTTCCAAAAGTAACATCTTGCCAATCATTAGCTTCTGCTGCTGATTGGGAAATCCAATTAATGCCGTCAGGGCTTGTCATGACTTGGTTTGTGCCATCACCGGAAACAGCAGCAAATAAATTATTTCCAAAAGTAACACTCAACCAACCATTAGCTTCTGCTGCTGCCCTGGCAGTCCAAGTTATGCCATCAGGCGATGTCATTACGCGGTTCGTGCCATTAAAGGAAACAGCAACAAATAAACCATTTCCGAATGTGACTACTCTCCAATTATTAGCTTCTGTTGCAGCCCTTGCAGTCCATGTGATGCTATCAGGTGATGTCATGACCCGGTTTGTGCCACCATTGGAAACAGCAACAAATAAACCATTTCCGAATGTGATTGCTTGCCATGTACTTACTTCTGCTGCTGATTGTGCAGTCCACGTTATGCCATCAGGTGATGTCATTACGCGGAAGGTGCCAGTTTGTGAAATAGCTACAAATAAACCATTGCCGAAAGTAATAGATGTCCATTGATTAGCCTCTGCTGCAACCCTTGCAGTCCAGGTTATACCATCAGGGCTTGTCATTACGCGGTTGGTGCCGGCACTTGATACGGCAACAAATAAACCATTTCCGAATGTGACTGCTTGCCAATTATTAGCTTCTGTTGCAGCCCTTGCAGTCCATGTGATGCTATCAGGTGATGTCATGACCCGGTTTGTGCCACCATTGGAAACAGCAACAAATAAACCATTTCCGAATGTGATTGCT